TACCAATCTAAAATTATATTTTTTTGTTTTTAATGATTTTCTTATTTTACCACCACTTTGTTCTGGTTGTTGTTCTGGCTGTTCTGGTTGTTGTTCCGGATATTTAATATATGGCATTTGATTAGTTATAGGTTTATCATTTATAATAGGCTCATCATTATTTATAGGATCATCATTATTTATAGGATCATCATTATTTATAACAGGCTCATCATTATTTATAGGTTCATCATTATTTATAACAGACTCATCATTATTTATAACAGGAACATCATTATTTATAACAGACTCATCATTATTTATAACAGGAACATCATTATTTATAGGAGAACCACCCGTTTCCTTTGATATTATTTTTCTGAATGTACCATTGTCTATTATTTTTTCCATTTCAGTATCATCAATAGCTATATGTTTACATATTTCTACCAATTGAGTTTTATCAAGAGGGATTACTGATGCTTGTTTCGCATTTTGTTTTATTCCAGACGTAAACCCATTAATACCAATTTCAGGCATTTCATTACTATATAATCCCATATAATAAGCAAAAGCAACGGCTATTAGTATACCAATAATAGCATTACTGCCAAGATATGTTGAACCATTGGAAACTAAACTTAATGTAGCAAGAATAAAAAAGAACAACTTTTTATAAGCAAAAGTATCTTTAATAAAATCATATATGCCATATGATTTTTTTGTTCCTTTGATTGTGTAAGTAGCAAATAAAGGAGAAAATAATCCATAAATTGTAAAAAATATCGGCATAACAAATGTTGAAAATAATCCCACAGGAATCCAAATGAAACAGAATAATAAAAACTTGGAAAATCTTAAATAAGATATATTGTCGTCGGATTCCCATTTATTTTTGTCTTCATTTGTCTCTCTAAATAATTCGGGTATATTTACAAAATGATAAAAAATACTAATACACATATTGAAAAAATATAGTCCTATCCAAATAAATATACCAAACAATCCATATAAAAACATAATAACGGATTCGGGAAGATAACTTAAATAAAAGAAAATTTTATTAATAACTAATAAATTTTTAGCAACCAAATTATCATACACGCGTGAAAAAAATAAAGCAGCATTTGCTCCATCTTTAGGATCCGCTTTTTGTTTTAAAGAACATAAAAAGCTATTTTGAAAACTGTCTAAATATCCCTGAGAATCAAATATAGCCTTTTGTGAAAATGTGTCTTTATTTTCAGACCAAAATGTTGGCCTCATAACATTTATATCAATTGGAATATCTTTAACAACCCGATCAATAATTGTATATGGAGCTAGTTCTATATTATCTGGCAGAATATTAGCCTGGGCGACTTTAGTTGTATATAATCCTAATCCGCCAATAATAAATACAACAATACCTATAGTAAATATAATGCTGGATAAATAATTAGATACAAACCCTTTAAAATCTGGTTCCGTCCCTGTATCTTCCGTTTTTTTTTCATCAATTGCGCTTGTATCTTCTGTAGTAGACATTAATTATAATAAATATATATTAAAAATTTGAATTATTACGACATTTTAATAATTAAAATAGGAAGTTTATATATGACATTAAATTACAAATATACATTACTTTATACATTTGTTAGTTTGTTATTATTATGGATAGTAATAAACTATGGCTCAAATATTATAACAAATACAATGTCTAATAAATGTATAGTAGAAGGCTTAACTATACCGTATCCGAAAGATGCTGTAATAAATTATAATGATACTAATTCTCCAGCATATAGTCATACGGTTAATTTACCAATAAACGATCCTGTTAGTTGTAAGAATTTTTGCGGACCTCAAGCACAATGCGCCATAACTAGAGAACAATGTAGTTCGGACATTGATTGCCAAGGTTGTAATCCTGGCCCTAAATTACAAGATTCTTGTGTAACAAAAGAAGTAGATCCTTACGATAATGGCGGTAAATTAGGCCAACAAGGATTACAATATAGTCCATTAACAACAGGTTATAATAATCACAATGCGGATTTTGCGCAAATATATCCAGGTTCAAAAGATTCTGTTCTAAAAGTCCCGTATCAAGGATTAGATCAATGGACAAAGTCATTTAATGAAGGATTAAATTTATATAACAAACGTAGAGAATCCGCGGATAAATATAGTCAAGGAATTTCAAACGGAATTGCGTTTGGAAGCGATACGACTTCCTTTGAACCAAAATACCCAATGACTGTATCGGCAACTGGACAATTCTTTGAGACAACACCTCCAGCGGCAAATGCGTCATTACAGAAATAACTTTAAGTCGCATACATTAGCCCCACATTACCTCCAATAAAGCTAACAACATTAATTCGTTCTTCAAACAAATATAAATCAAAGTTGTAATCATAAATACGCCATGTTGGTTTGTTAATGCCTATAATATTTCCTGTTTCCGGATCGCAAATGGTTAAGCTTTGAGCCAATGGATCTAGCGGTGGTATTATTGTTGTGAATTCCAACTCTATTTGATTGAACCGACTCATATTTATTGCGCCCGATGGCTGTAAATCTCCATTATTTGAGTTAATCGAAAAATTATAACAATATAATCCAGGAGGAGCACTTCCCGTTGTTCTAACATATTTTTCAATGTAATCAAATACTCCTGCGGGCTGAATATTTTCTCTGTAAGATCCATCAAGAAGTATACCCATCGCAACTAATATAGATTTATCATTTTGAGGATTATATGTCTGGTTTATTAAAATGCCTGTTAAAGTGCCATCCGGATTTACGCCTGGACCTATTTCGACAGGACTCAATACGCCATTAATTGTTCTATAAACGGTATATGTTCCTGATGTAGGAGCCTGTATAACATTTAACGGTAAATAGTTATATGGCCAATTTGAATAATTGGACCATTCGTTCCTTAAATTAGCATCACTTCTTTGAAAATAAAATAACCAATTGGAGACCATACCTAATGAATCTAATTCTACTTTATTTGGACCTGTAACATTTTGAAATTTTCTTTCGTGGACTTGTTTAATTAAATATTTCTGTTCTTGTAATGCGAAAAGTCGTTCCTCGTTATTTGATAAGAAGCAATATGTACAATTTAAATGAACATCCGCATTCCATAACGTTCTTTGATCTGAATATGAATTAATTCCAATACATACGTCTGGGGGTGGCTGTAAGAAACGGAAAAACTGCATATACCATACATTGAAATTGGGGGCAATATAAGGATAATTATTTGTCGCATCATAAACGTCACGAATCGTAAATAACTGGTTTATTGGCCTAAATGTGACATTAATATGTAATTCATTGTATTGTAAAGACGTCAGAGGAAATGCCATTTGCGACTTCAAGCTAAACCAATTATTTAGCGGTATATACAATATTCTACCTCTAATGGACGGTTCTGATCCAGCATAATCTTCCGTATAATAAGCATTTGGATACGAGTTGACACGCGAATTAGCGTTTGCTGGATCTACTAATTCGGCTTCTTGGCCGATCATTCTATTAAATAAATTTAGTTTAATAGCATTATAGTCTCGCTGGACAGCTGCTAATAAATAATCACCAGAATATTCTTGTAGCGTATAATTGCCGCAAGTAATACTTATTTTTGAAATCATTTTGGCTCCAATATTTTCAATCCATTTGAATTCATATGGCGCCCATTGTTCGATATTGCCTAAACCTTGTGCTGTGGTTTCGTCTGTTACTTGCTGCGGTGGCAAAATTCCGCTCCAAATATTGGGTAATGCTACGGATAAATAACAGTCCATTAAAAGATCAGCATACCTAGGCACTTTAAAAGTAAATGTAGATTCTTCTGATAATCGCAGTGTTTTTGAGCCTTCATAATTTACAACAAATTTTTGGAGGCCAAAATTTGTGTATTGATGATAAGTTGATTTAAAAAAGGATTTGCTTGGATTACCGTTTAAAATTATATTTTGTTGTCCAGAGCTTACAAGATTCATAAGACCGCCAGCCATTTTTATAATATAATAACATTATATTTAATTACTTATTCATCATAATATAATTACTTAAATGTTTACTCCCCACTTTTAATTTTAAGGAGTAAAAACTTATAAGACAATTATACAAATACTTTTTTAAAAGTATATATATAATATGGATTCTCAAGATAAAGCGATTAATAATGCGATTAAATCTGTTACAGAAATGAAAGATTCAACAGCTGTTTTCTATCTTGTAGCAATAACATTAATGATCATTTTAATAGCATTTTTGTATTATTTTTATTATAGTTTTTTAAGAAGCAAAGAATGTTCTACTATGAATTCAATATACGGCGACTTAAATGGAAAAATTAGATCGATGGATAATTCGGAACAATTTAATTACACATTTAAAGATTATTATATTAAGACGGCTTATAATTGTTGTAGTGGTGGAAATTATAGAAACGACTATGTAGATACGTGTATATTGAAAGCTTTATTAAAACAAGGCGTAAGAGGACTTGATTTTGAAATATTTTCAATCGAAGATAAACCCGTCGTTGCTACATCGACCAGCGATAGTTATTATATTAAGGAGACCTTTAATTACGTTGATTTTGGCGACGTAATGAAAATTATTCGGGATTACGCTTTTTCTACAGCAACCGCCCCTAACGCATTAGACCCAATTATTATCCATCTTCGCATTAAGAGTAATAATCAAGAAATGTATAAAAACTTTGCTAAATTATTAGAAGGGTTTGATTCTTTGTTGATGAGCAAAGATTATGATTCAGAATATTATGGACAAAATTTCGGTAATGTTGAAATACAAAAATTGATGGGCAAAATTGTTATAATTGTGGATCGCAGTAACACCTCTTTCCTCGAATGCCCTGAATTCTATAAATTTATTAATATGACTAGTAATTCGGTGTTTATGCGATCATTGCACTATTATGACATAAAATATACACCTGATTTGAATGAATTGATTAATTTTAATAAGCAAAATATGACTATAGGTATGCCGGATAAAGGGGCTAATCCTGAAAACCCAAGTTCTGTAGTTATGAGAGAAACTGGATGTCAACTTTTAGGAATGAGATATCAATATATTGATGTGAATATAGAAGAAAATGACATATTTTTTGACGAAAACGGATATGCGTTTGTGCTTAAACCAGAGCCGTTGCGTTATATTCCCGTTACTATTCCTTTGCCGCCGCCTCAAAATCCAGAATTATCATATGCTACAAGATCAGTTCAATCAGACTTTTATAAATTTGATATCTAATTCCACCTTTGAAAAGGTGGAGCCAAACATTCGAAAAGGTTATAGTATGTTTCCTAAATCAATAGTGGGGACATAAAACACATCGCATTTATTCTAAATAATAATAACCGTAATATATAAATGACTAAAAAAGATAATGTTTGTAAAGGGTTAACATTTAGTGACTGTGAATTAGCCATTTTAAGAACTGCGGTAGATAATGCCGAAGAAAAACAAGGAAGACTAATTGCTAATTCTCCAGAAATTAAACGCATAATTGGTATTTTAGAAAATTTTTTACGAAAAAAACATTTAATTTGTTACGGAGGCAGTTCAATTAATTCAGTCTTACCAAAACAAGACCAGTTCTATAACAAAGATGTTGAAATTCCAGACTACGATTTTTACAGCCCGAATGCATTAAATGACGCTAAAGAACTTGTTGATATTTATATTGATAATGGGTTTCAAGAGGTAGAGGCAAAATCAGGCCAACATCACGGAACATATAAAGTATTTGTTAGTTTTATTCCTGTAGCAGATATTACGCAAATACCAAAGGAATTATTTAATGCGATTAAAAAGGAAGCAGTTAAAATTGCTGGGATACTACATTCGCCGCCAAATTTGCTTCGTATGGGAATGTATTTAGAATTATCTCGTCCTGCTGGAGATGTTAGTAGATGGGAAAAGGTATTAAAACGATTGACTCTTTTAAACAACCATTATCCATTGAAAGGAAAAGAATGCGATAAAATTCAATTTCAACGTAAAATGGCGGATAATGAATCTTCTGACAAAATATATGAGACCATACAACATACATTGATAGACCAAGATGTAGTATTTTTTGGAGGCGATGCGTTATCTTTGTATTCGCAATATATGCCTAGCAATTTAAAACATAAATTAGCAAAAATACCAGATTTTGATGCGCTTTCAGAAGAACCTATGTTAACAGCACAAATTGTTAAAGAACGTTTAGCCGATATTGGTGTTAAAAATGTTAAAATTATTAAGCGTCCTGGTATTGGTGAAATTATAGCACCGCATTATGAAATTAAAGTAGGAACGGATACAGTTGCGTTTATTTATCAACCGCTTGCGTGTCATAGCTATAATATTGTTAAAGAAGGCGGATACGACGTTAAAGTAGCAACCATTGATACTATGCTCAGTTTTTGGTTGGCATTTTTATATGCTGATAGACCATATTATGATAAGGACCGAATATTGTGTATGGCAAATTATTTATTTGAAGTTCAAGAGAAGAATAGATTGTCTCAAAAAGGGTTATTAAAAAGATTCAGTATTAATTGTATGGGGCATCAAGAAACCGTGGAAGAAATGCGGGCTGAAAAGGCGGAAAAATATACGGAATTAAAAGGCAAAAGAAATGATAAAGAATATGACGAATGGTTTTTACGATATAGACCATTAGATGATAAAGATGGGAAAAAGAATGATAAAAAGAATGATAAAAAGTGTAATAAAAAGGAAGGGAAAA